CTGTTGCATTTATAAGCACATAACCTGATCCTGTTTTTGGTTGATGGATAATTTGTGAAGGTTGACCACTTGAGCCACTAGCTCCTGAAACATCTGCTCCAGCCCATGCCGCACCAGCACCGCCTCTACCAACAGAAACTTGCAATACATCTGGAATTAAAAATGCAGGACACATAAAATTAGTGACGTTGCCAGAAGCACCTCCACCACCACGGGTTCTATCGCCAGGCGAACTGCCATAGTAGTTACCACCACCACCACCGCCTCCACCAATTAAAGTAAAAAAGACAAATGATGCACCTTGCGGTTTAATCCAATCTCTTGTTGCTGTGTGTTCACCATCTATACGAGAATCTCCACCTTGAAAGATTTGGACATTTGCGCTTTGTGGCGTTGGGTAATTTATAGGATATGACATTTACCAACTCGCAATCAAAACCAATCCTGGTCCACCAGTACCAGTGCCGCCACCACCACAACCAATACTTCCATTGCTACTACCAGATGCACCGACACCAACAATAATAGGTTGCATTAAAAAATAACTTTTTGCACTAGGCTCAAAGCTGTAATACCCATAGTTGGCTGTTACATTATCTCCTGTGCCTTGCGCTCCACCACTTAAAAATGTAGTGTCTGAAGAGTTAATCGAAATGGGCGTACCATCTTGACCATCAATTGATCGGAAAAAACCAGAAGAACCAAATGAAGTAGGTGATGTAGAACCTGCCCCAGCAGATGAATTATTAGCACTATTTGCAACAAGCAATGTATAGTTTTGCCCATTGTTATAAAAAACTCTGGTTGCTAATGATTGATCTAATGCTGGTTGAATTACTAAATTATTTGGAACGTGTTGTGCTGCACCATACCAAACAGTTACAGCACCAGATCCACCACCATTTGTACCATTTCCATTTCCACCAGCACCAATACACATTATGTAAATATGATTAACACCAACGGGTTTGTTCCATGACATTAAAGTGGCATTAGATGAAGCACCAACACCATAAAATGTCTGGATATCACACCCTTGTTGCTTGGCTATAGGAAATGGAAACATTTTTATGTTTCTTGTGTATTTTCAACAATAGGCTCAATTACAGGTTCAACATACCAAGTTGGCGCTGTAGCGTTGCTGTTTGTGCAAGTGTACTCAACCTTTTCTTCTGGTGATAACAAAAAGCCATCAGCCCGATAAACGCCAGTTGTGTAACCATCTTGCATCTTTTGATAGCCAATTGAACCATCAGAAAAGGCAATTTCAAACCATGTAATCATTAGTAATCTCCAGCAATTGTTACTACAGAGTAACCAGTACCACTAGAACCAGTAGATGTACCAAAAGTTACATATAACAAGTAGCTAGGGTCAAGCGCCACATTGATCGGCAACTCAAACACGCTAGATGCGGCAGTTTGAGAAAGAGAAACAGCTGGCAATGTTATTTCGTCATACAACCATGTGTTTGTTGCGCTTGTTGTTGTGCTAGATGAAATGAAAACACGGCAAACTGTTCCAGCAGGAGAGCCTACTGGACGAAAGCGAATCTTCTGAACATAAGAGCCGTTTGCGCCAGCAGTAAATGCTTTGTATAAAGTGCCTGTTCCATCTAAGGCAGTATTAGCCGTTGGGCCAACGACAAGACCTGAGTTGTTTAATGCTACTGAGTCAACATCACCAACAATAGAATAAATAGGAGAGGTATTTGCAGGCATGATTTTCCTTTAGCAAAGAATACAGTTGGTTGCGATAGCCCGTACTAGGCCAATAGATGCTCCACCGCTACTTGTAGATGCAATAGTGATTGAGCCTGATGCATTAGTTACACTAATTCCAGTACCAGCAGTCAACGTAGCTTTTGTCAAAGTGTTACCAGTAGAGTTACCAATCAACAATTGACCATCTGTATACGATGTTTGTCCAGTACCACCATTAGCAACAGGCATAGTACCTGTTACACCAGTAGATAATGGAAGACCTGTAGCATTAGTTAATGTTGCAGAAGCTGGTGTGCCAAGAGCAGTAGAATTACCAGAGGCATCAAGATTTACAGATTTACCTGCTGGGTAAGTTACAAAAACATCTTTTGTACCTGCTGATAAATTAACAGCAGAACCACCATTTGATGATGCAAGTATTGTCGTTCTGGTTAGTGTTGTTCCAGAAGATGTGTATGTTCCAATACCAACTTCCCATTCTGAACCACTACTAGAACTGATTGCGTAATAAGTTGTATTGCCATTTCCAATTACTGAAAATGACTGGAAGCCAGTTGCAGCGCCAGCAAGAGTAAGCGTACCCGTTCCTGTCGTTGTAGTGGTTTCCTTTACACGATCTGCTAGAACTAGTGCCATAATTAGCTCAATGTAATATCAAGATCACCGCTAGGGATGCGCAAAACATCGCCAGTTGAAATTGTTTTACTTGTTGTTAAATCTGCCCAAGCAAGCATATTTCCTGATGTAGAGGCATCAAAAACAGCAATAGCAACAATAGTTCCCCAACTACTAGTAGCAGCATCAAAGTCAATTGCAGCACTATTTGTTGCCAAAGTTCCTGTGCCACTTACTGTGAAAGTACCAGCTTTTCGTGCGTATCCACTACCAGAAACTTCTGTACCGCCACCAGTATCAGTAGGAGCTGCAGTAAACAAGCCAATATAAATTGTTGTTGGAGATGTATAAGCAGTATTAGTGAAAACGTGTTTGAGGATCTTGTCCTCAAGATAGTCTGTAAATGAACCAGCCATATATCACCCCAAAGAACGGGCTCGAACAATAGGAGTTGAAGAAACAGACGCCCTTTGATCTGCAACCTCAATGTCGCCCAAGGAGTTGATATACATCTGACTCCATGTAGCAAGACGCTCATCGTCTTTCAAATATGGTGTTGCTTCTAACAACGCACCATATAAGTACAAGTCTGGGGCATAAGCCAGGAGCCAGTTGCTTGTGTTTGAATCACTCAGCGCAGTAATCTTACCATAATAAGTAAGTTCACCAACATATTCCGCATCGGGTGTTGGGATCACTTCTATTTGTGTTCCAACAATTGTGTACTTTACAGGTTTGCCAGAAGCAATGTAGCTATTCTGACGATCTAAATCACCTTGTTTTTCAGTCACAAACTCAAGATAAGTAATTGGGCTTGTGTTTAACTGAAACTCTTTGGCTTGAGCAAAGTCTGATGGGAATGCAAAGAACGCTGTATCTAAAGTGGCAGTCGCACGTTTTACCATCTGACGAACACGCAATTTACGATTAAATTTTGCTTCTGCCAGAGCGATAAAACTAGGAATAATAGAAGTCAGGTCATCCCGATTCAAATAATCAGCAATCGTTGTCTTCAGTCCACTATAGGTATCAAGTGCCATTTTCTACATCCCTGCACATCAATGTATGCTCATGTTTGAATTCAAATGAACCAATATGATGAACCTCTTTTGAAAGGTCTTGGTCAATATAGGTTTTAGTGCCGTTCTCGGCAGCTCTGCGACAAAACCAGACATCTTCGCCCATGTAGTCTTGTGCATTTGGAACCCAAGGGATAGCAAACCAAGGATATTCCATTGTCTTGTAGACCTCGGCTTTTACGAGCATAACGCCCATGCCGCAGTAATCTACATCAACTAATCCAGTTGAATGGTCTTCAGTATATACCCTCTGAATAGTTTTTGCATCCTCATCTGTGGTATTTTTTCGTACCGCAATAGGCTCAGTAGGGAATCTACGTTTAGCATAATTGGCACAAACAATACCAGTATCATGCTGCAATAATCGGACTATGGTGTCTTTTGGAAAGCGCATATCGCTATCCAACCATAATGTATGTGTGCAACCTGCCTCAATAGCAGATTTAGCCAAATCCTGACGCTGTGCTGACAACAATGTGCCAGAACTAGTGTACAAAACTACCTTGTGGTTTGTATTGCCTACTGTGAACCCAACCAATCTGGCTAGGTCATAAGAAAATCCAGAATTAACAAAGTCCCGTGTTGGAATCAAAACTCCAATGGTCTTACTATCCATTAAACTTCTCCAGGTCTTGTGCGAAATGCACGATTGTCAGGATCGTTGAGCCAACGCTTCATGTAAGCTTGGTCATCAAGTTTTCCTTCAGCTTTCAT